ATAATGAAGAAGATGATAGTTTAATAAAACGGATCATCGCCCTCTGTCAGCCTCAGTGGATACCTGTGAGTGAGCTACCAAACGCAGCTGGGTGGTACATTGTTATGGATAAAGATTGTTGCCTCGATGAATCATGGCCAGCAGAATATGTACCACCACAACCACATAGTAAAGGATATTTTGAGTTTATAGGCGCGAACGACTGTCGTAAACCTGACGATTCTGTTGCTTACTATCTTAATATGCCACTACCGGAGCCACCTAATGAGTGAATTGATAGAGCAGATAGCTGAAAGACTTCCAGACGAAGAAACTGGACCAGCAATGAAGCTAGCTATTAGTGAAAACATCATCCAGATTGTCCGCCTGTATGACCGGGAAGGGGTGATTGAGGTGGTTAAGTCTCTTAAAAGTGGATTCGTGCTTAATATAGATGGTCGTGAGAAAAGAAAGCTAATCCTTGTTGATGATTTAATAGCAGCTATTGAGGGTATGGAGTGATGGATAAGATAGAAGATATTGATGTATCAGGCTATGCGAATATTGGCGAAGAACTTGCCAAACAAATTAGACAGCAGATAGGTAGGGAGTTATTTGAAAGACATCACCAAGGCTGGGTGCATTCTGATGATATTAAGGAAATCTGTAAACTACCACCATATGATAAGAAATAAGGGTATGAATTAAAGGGGTAACGCACCTGTGGAAAATCTGTCAAACGCGTAGTCCTGATCCGGTTGATGCAGATAAACCGGATTCAGGCATGAATAACTATTGAGGGTATGAATAAGAAATAACGGCGCGATACAGGGCAGGGCGGGAAACGCAGCGTCCTGGAATCAAGCCATCCTGAATTAGTGCTCGCGCCTCTGCATGCGATTATGCAGATATCATTGTGCTAAAGGGTGGCAACTGCAAATTATTTCGGATAGTATTAGCACCAGCTTACCTGGGGAGGATGAGCCATCGCCAGTAAAACCCAACATTACGAAGACAGCGAGTCGATTGCGCTATGGTCACGAGCGCAGCTAAATCCCATTCTCAGAGAATTCTTACTGCATGTGCCTAACGGCGGCAAGCGCAACAAGCGCGAAGCGGCCAGGTTAAAGCGCATGGGCGTCCGTGCTGGCGTCCACGATTACTTCTTGCCGGTGCCCATGGGCATTTATCACGGCCTTTGGGTCGAGCTCAAGCCTGATGTGAAGGGCTATTATCCATCTGTATCTGATAAACAGCGTGAATGGCGTACGAAGATGCGTGATAGAGATTATGCAGCATTTGTTGTAAAAGGATGGGAAAGGGCAATCTTTCTATTTGAAACATATCTCAAGCTTGATCAAGACATGGAAATGCTTTTACCTGGTGGCGGGGAGTTTGACATGAAATGAACGACCTCGAAGCAATCAAGTGGATCATGGCGCAGGAGCACATCATTTTGTACAAAGATGGTGCGACCGTTTATCTTGAAACGCCTGAACACAGTGTCGTTAGCGATACGATGATTAAATGCGTCATAAAGCTCAAAAAAATAATTGAGGCTGAAACAGAGTGAACGATGATGGAGCGTGGGAAAGCGCAATGAAGGCCGAGGGGAAAATGACCAGAAAACTTATACCAGTAGGCTTTGTTAATGGAATGACGGTGCGCGAGCTCAAGGATCTAGTCAAAGACTGGCCTGAGAACAATGCGTACACAGGTGAGGAAACTGAGGTATGGATTGGCTCTGGTGATGAGGGTACCTCAAATCAAGTAAAGTACGCATGGCCACTTAATCATCGAATGGATGATGAGGGTGAATCAGCTGATTTATTGCTTGAATGGCAAGATGAGTGAAATCATCTTTCACAGCGTCAGCGCAGCCGTCCGGTGGTCCGAAGAGGTTGCGACATTGACGACGATGAAAACAACGCTCGGAGCTTTGTTGAGTAAGCCGGGATCCGGAGATATCACACGCCAGGAGGCAATTGATATTGCTATGACGATCAGTTCTTTGACGCAGGCCTGCTTACCATGGAAGGGCATCGCGATGAAAGCCGTGTACGCTGGCCGGGACCGGGATCGTGACTTGCTGCTTGGTGAAGAGGTGGCGACCAGGATCAACAGCATCGATGCCGCAAGGAAAAAGAAGCAATACCAGTTGATTGCCCTGGGTGTGAGTACGATCAAGGCAGCGCGCAGCGTAGAGCTTTATGGCAAGCGATATCCAATCAAGCGCATGGCGCGTGGTGTCGGAATATCAAGAGAGCAATTCAGTAAGTCAGATTCATGGCGAATACTCAGGCACGAAGCCAAAGGTATTGTTTACAGTTGGCTGGACCAGGCAGAGCATGAGCTCTGGCCGGAATTGAAGTTGAGGGGGTGGGTGGCTTGAAAGATTACTACGAAATACTCGGCATCGATCGAGCAGCATCAGATGCAGAGATCCGCGACGCTTATCGCAAAATTGCGCAGTCTGTGCATCCGGACAAGGGTGGCGGCGTCGATGAGTTCCAGGCCGTGAGCTTGGCCTACAGGACGTTGATCGATCCAGACAAGCGTGCCAGGTACGACCGCGGCGAGGACACAACGATTCCGATCAGAACAGTCGAAACAATTGCGCGTGAGCGATTGGCGCTGATGTTTAATCAATTCATTCTTCAGGCAAAGCCCGATGAGGATATGGTCAAGGTAATGAAAATGACCCTGGGTAATGGAATAGATCAGGCTTTACTTGATCTCAAAAAAACAGAGGCATCGATCGAGAACTGTTTAAAGATCAAGAAGCGTATCCACTATCATGGTAAAGACGATGGCAATGTGTTCGATGGTGTGATCAATCAGCTTATTGAGGATTGCGGGCTTCAGAAAACCAAGCTTGAGCAAGAGATTGAGATCATTAGCATTGTGCAGGGCATGCTGAAAGATTACGACTGTGATGTTGAAAAACGCAAGAATACAATATTTAGCGGATACACGACTAGCGGATATAACACGGTATATACGGGTAGCTAATGGCCATTACCACAATCATTCTGAACAAAGAGCAGATAGAACTTATTTCACGCAAGCTTGCTGTCAAGCCGGATGAGGCCGCAATCTTGTGCTTAATACCAGCGGGCGCCAGGATAACGAAGTTTCCGACATCAATGGAAATGCTTGCGAGTGGAACGGCAGTGATTGAATACGAAACCAAAGATAATCCACCGACAACAATCACTATCTCGGAAGGCGAACTTATCCCGGCGATTACTCCAGACTGGACCGAGATACCTGGTCTGGTAATTGAAGGCGGTACAGAAGAACTTACTTTTTCTTTTGATGGGGGATTCCCTAGCGGGATGACATTTGACGAAGCAAGAATTACCGGCTATCCACTGGGCGATGAGCCAGCAGAAGATGAGTGATAATCTCGCCATCGCTGGCACGCGCAAGGCCGTCAAAGAGCTAGTTGATGGTACGCTCAGGATTCAAATCGACATCGAGCCGCGGCACAAAGCGCAGTTTCATAAACTGTTCCCGGATATTGATATGGACGTGGCCATTGCGCCGTTGGACCTCAAGCAGTTACCAGAGCAAGATGAATCATGGCCAGGTGATATCACACATACCAGCGGAAAAGCTGTTGATACCGTGAGGGCACGAATGTACGGTGATAGCGAGCCAGTAGCCATAGGTCAGATAATCAGTGATCCAAGGCTTCATGACTACGGCCAGCAGGCCCGCGAGCTCCGTCAGTCTGATTTCTTCCGCAGGCCTGAAGTGTGGCGTGCTGTTGGAACGGATGATGAGTTTCTGGCGTGGATCAGGAAGCAGCCGTGCGCATGGGACGGAAAACAATGCCTTGCCGATGGTAATCCAGTAATTGCTGCGCATAATCGACGCGTAGCCAATGGCTCTGGTACAGGCATAAAGCCTCCATACAGCGCAATTCCCCTATGCTACAAACGACACCAAGCTCAAACTGATCATGGATACTCCGCCGTTGGTGGCCGCGACTGGTGGGATAAGAAGCGAATCGAATACCTGCAGCAGTGGTGCTGGGAAACCCTGAAAGCCAAGCTTGGCTATGACAGCTGGAAGCAGGTACCGCCCTGGAAGCTGAAAGAATGGGCTTTAGAGCATGACTTGGAGCGATTTATACCGAACAACTACTATTCATCATTGGAGGAAACATGAGCTTTTTAGACGACCTATTGAAGAAAACAGCGGCAACTGCAACCAAGGTAAGTAACTTTGGACCAACGAAAGGTGCGTTCGGAGGCGGGCATGGCAAAAGCAAGATCGCCAAAGCCTGCAGCAAGCACAGGGCCGATCACAGCAACCCGGGCGGGATCATTTCTGAATACTTTCGCCAGAAAAGGGCAAAAATATGAAAGGCGACATACATCCACTTGAGTTCATGGCAAGGCGCGAAGAATGGGATCTTGGCATTAGCCTGTATGCAAGGCAGGTATATGAAGGCCATAAGACCCATGTAGCGCAAGCCATGGTCATGGAAGAGATCGAGGATGGCGCCCTTCATACGGTTCCGTTTATCAGGATCGATATCGAGCAGGGCCAACAGCTAATCGATGAGCTCTGGCGCTGTGGATTAAGGCCGTCCGAAGGTTCCGGTAGTACAGGCATGCTCAAATCAACACAAGATCACTTGGCTGATATGAGAACCATCGTATTCAAGCAATTAAACCTGGAGGATAAATGAACGGCAGACGAGCAAAGCAACTGCGACGAATGGCCGAAGATAATACGGTTGGCCAGAAAGAATCAGTCACGAGGAAGGAATACAAGCGGCTGAAGAAGGATTTCAAAGAATCCAGGCGATGAGCAACGTCAAACTATTCCCTTTTGGCCGCGTCGAAGCCAGCGTTTTGTTCGATGCGGCCAGGGATGTTGAGTTCAACGATGTCGTGATTATTGGTATTACAGACGATGGTGATCTGTACATTTCAGCAACCACTGACAAACTTGCTGAGATCAATGCAATTGTTGACATTGGCAAAGCCTGCATAATTAACCAGATGAATCCTGAAATAGATTAACCACAACAGAGGAAACGAGAAATGCCAGAAGTAAATGAAAATGAACACGAAGATCAGCAAGAAGCTCCACCTATCGTCATCAAACCGACCGTAGGCCGCGTGGTGCATTATTATCCTGGGATCAATGAAAGGGTGATGTGCAACGGTAAAGATCCTGTTATTGGTCTTGTGGCGGCTGTTTTAAGTGATAGAAGCGTGAATCTCGCCTGCTTTGATGCTGAAGGTCGCCCTTTCAACCGTGAATGTATATTGCTAATACAGCCTGGTGACGAGGTTCCAGAGCATCGAAACATCGGATATGCTGCTTGGATGGGTTATCAGATCGACCAAGTTGCAAAAATTGATTGACAAAAAAACATCACATGATTTAGTATCGATTATGTAGATTGTTATTCAATCCCCCAAAACAAAGCCCTGGTTCGCTACCCGGGCTTTTTTTATGCGCATAATTTAGGAGTTTACAATCATGAAAATGACCAAAGGTCACGAACCAAATAGCAAGAAAGGCGGCATGAAAAGCCATAACCCGGCCAGTCCTGGTAACAATCCAGAGACTTCGAAGTCGCCTAATCTGGAATTTTCCAGCAAGAACAAACCACCTGGTTCCAGCTCGAGCCGCCATCACACTGCGTCAAAGCAGAGCGGCGTAAGCTAAAACAGCGTTTCCTCCAGGGCGGGTATACTTATCTGGCGAAGGTGTATCCGCCCTCCTTTAATTTTAAATAAATTATGACAAAGCCTGCTAAGAAAGAACCGAAGATGACGCCAAAGAGGATTCGGTTTTGTCATGAATATGTCATTGATTTCAATGGACAAAAGGCAGCTGAACGCGCAGGATTCGCCAAAAAAGGGGCAAGAGTTTATGCCTGTGAAATTCTTCAGATACCTGCAGTTCAAGAATTAATTGCCAAACTTGCGAAGGAAGCACAGGAAAAAGCTGATGTTGATGCAGTTTATGTACTGAAGGGCGCCAAGGAAATGTTCGAGCGTTGTATGCAGCGTGAACAGGTTACCGACAGCGATGGTGTTCCAACTGGTGAATACAAGTTCGATTCTGCCGGGGCCGGCAAGGCGCTGAAGATCATGGGCGAGCACGTTGATGTTTGCGCATTCAAGCCGAAGGACGATGACGGCAAACCAATCGACCAGAACTGGCGAGTGACGATCGTAGACGCAAAGACCGGTGCTCGAAAAGTCATTGAGCCTTGAGTCTACCTAGCTATACGAAGGAAGCCGACCTTGGTGATTCAACTGAGATCCTTTGCCCGCGGATTCTTGAGCCGTTAATCGAGAAGAAAAAACGCTACAAAATTATCATTGGTGGCCGCGGATCTGCCAAGTCGCAGACGGTTGGCGACCTTTGCTTGAAGGACACGGCAACGAAAGCCCTGAAGATCGGTTGTTTTCGTGAATACATGAACTCCATCGATGACTCGGTGCACTCTCTGCTTTCAGACGAGATTGATCGTATTGAAGCCGATGGATTCAACACCCAGGCGAACCAGATCAAGCATCGAAGCGGCGGTTTGATCAAGTATCGCGGGCTGGCCAGGAACACATCGGCCATGAAATCGATGCACGGATTTAAACGGTTTTGGGTTGAAGAGGCGCAATTTCTCAGTGAAGATTCGCTAAAGACGCTGACGCCAACACTGCGAACCGAAGAATCCGAAATCTGGATGACGGCTAACCCGATGTCCAGTGCTGATCCATTCAGCCAGCGTTTCATTAATCCATTTCAGCGCGAGCTGGACCGGGATGGTTATTACGAGGACGATCTGCATCTGATCATCGTCTGTAATTACCTGGACAATCCGTTTTTCCCGCAAGTGCTCGAAGATGAACGGGCATTTGATGAGCAATATCTATCCGCAGCTGAATACGAGCATATCTGGCTTGGCAAGTTCAATGATACGGTTGAAGGCGCCATTATCCCAACAGAATGGTTCAATTCAGCCATCGATGCACACCTGGCCCTGGGTTTTCAGCAGATCGGTGCGACGATATTAACGCATGATCCATCTGATGAGACAAAGCGCGGAAAGAATGATCCGGCGGGCATATTAGCCCGGCAGGGCTCGGTCATTTTTGATATTCAGGAAAAGACAACCGGTGATGTGAACGAAAAGGCCGATTGGGCGACGTACTGGGCCATGGAGTACCAGGCCGATGTATTCCGATGGGATTGTGATGGTCTTGGTGCTGGTTTAAAGCGCCAGATTACCACTGCCCTGGACGGCAAGCGAATGGATATCGAAATGTTCAAGGGATCGGAAGGCGTAGATAATCCGGAAGATATCTACCAGCCCGACAACATGATTGATCGATCGAATGCGAAAACAAACATTCAGACGTTCAGGAACAAGCGGGCGCAGTATTACTGGTATCTGCGGGACCGGTTTTACAACACCCATATCGCAGTAACCCGGAAGCTGTATAAAGATCCGGAAACAATGATATCAATCTCTTCTGAGATTGATTGTATTGATAGATTCAGGTCAGAGGTATGCCGAATACCGAAAAAATACAATGCGAACGGCCTCATTCAGATTATGAGCAAGGACGACATGAAGAAGTTGAAACCGCCGATACCGTCACCAAACCTGTCGGACTGCGGCATGATGTCGATGAAGGGTCATACGCGAAACCTGGCCTATCGGACGCATGCAAGGCCGGTTACCAACAAATCTGCGGGTGGCTGGACATGAAATTTACACTATGGGATTAACGTGCCAAAAGTTGAAATAACAAGCGACGATGTAGTCGAAGCATTCTGCAAGATGCTGGAGCCAGGTGTGAATAAGAACGTATTGCCGCCTGAAGACTGCAACCGCTATGGCATCGATGTTTTGTACAACAAAAAGGATCAGTCACTGATTATGTTCCACTTTATAACGGCAGACATGCTCGAAGTGAACATCGAACTTGATCTGCTCCGACTCGAGCGCGAGGGTAAACCTTACCTGGATCACCTCTACGGCCTGCTATGCGATCAGACGCAGGAAGCGCGCAAGGTCCGCCAGGAAGAGAACACAATCACCATTTACAACACCGGATCTCACGTTGCCAAAGAGTCCGAAGAGGCTGATCCGCCAGAACTCCCCGAATTAAAGCCTGACATCAAGGCGCATAACGAAGCCATGGAAACCAATTTTATTGGTGATGGCGGTCCTCTCCCACAAGAAAGGACGATTCATTAATGGAAAACGCTGCGGTCACGCTATCCAGATCCCCCAAGAACGCGCCCCAACACCCCCTGGTCATGGTCAAAAGCAATTCAGACCTCGAAGCAGAGCGATTATCCAAATCAGAAGCAGAATCCGCACAGAACGCACCATTCATTCTTGGCCTGGCCGGGAAAATCAAAAATAATTGGGAAGTTGCCCGATTTGCCCGTAATACCATCGAAGAACGCATTATTGACGCGCTTAGGCGCAGAAATGGTGAATACTCCCCCGATAAACTAGCCCAGATACGCGCCCAGGGTGGATCTGAAATATACATGATGCTGACGAGCATCAAATGCCGGGCCGCAGAGGCATGGATCAAGGATGTTGAATTCCCGGCTGATGACAAGCCGTGGAAAATCAAGCACACACCGATACCTGAGCTGGACCCAGATACCATGGCATCAGTTGCTGAGTATGTCTCAGCTGAAGCGCAGCAATGGATGGCAGAGGCGGGGCAGGTATTGCCGCAAGAAGCCTTGCAGGAACGCATGGGACAGCTCAAAGAGCAGCTGCAAGAGCGCATGCAGGAAGAGGCCGACAAGCTTGCTGGTCGTATGGAAGACAAGATTGCCGATCAGTGTGTTGAGGGTAAATGGGAAGATGCGATCAAGGATGTGATCAAGGATGTTGTCACTTATCCAATCGGATGCCTGAAAGGCCCGGTTGTTCGTCGTCGCAAAACCCTGAAATGGGAACAGCAAGCTGATGGTGGCTGGCAACCGGTCAAAGGAACTGATTTCAAGCTCGAGTGGTACCGGGTGGCGCCGTTCGATCTATATCCCTCGCCATCATCCAAAGATGTCAACGATGGTTATCTGTTTGAACGCCATCGTCTGCGCCGTGCTGACCTTGTGGCGATGAAAGGCGTGCCAGGCTATAACGATGGTGCTATTGACCTGGTACTGACCGCATACGGCACTGGAGGCCTGCGAGAGTGGTTGTGGCGCGATCAAGAGCGTGCATGGTTGGAAAAACGGCCAAATGAGTGGCTGAACTACGATGACACCATGGATGCCCTGGAGTTCTGGGGATCTGTATCCGGTCGACTACTGATCGAGTGGGGCATGGATCCGAGTAAAGTTGGTGATCTAAATGCTGAATACGAGGTCAATGCCTGGTTAATCGGCAATTACGTGATTCGCTGCGTGCTCAACGAGGATCCGCTGGGCAAGCGGCCATACGATAAGTGCTCATTCGAAGAAATTCCCGGCGCCTTCTGGGGCTTTGGTGTTCCGGAGATCATGAAAGACCTGCAGGATGTCTGCAATGCAGCAGCTCGCTCTCTGGTCAACAACATGGCCATTGCTTCCGGACCCCAGGTCGAAGTGCACACTGATCGAGTTCCCATCGGTGAGGACATTACAAATCTTCACCCATGGAAGATCTGGCAGACGCTCAGTGATCCACATGGTACGAATAATCCTGCTATCCGGTTCCACAATCCTCAAAGCTACAGCAAAGAACTTCTGGCGGTATACGAGTTTTTCTCCAATCTGGCCGATGAATACACCGGCATTCCAAAATACGCTTATGGCGACGCTGGTTCCAGTAGTGGCGCCGCAGGTACCGCCTCTGGTCTGTCAATGCTGATGAGTTCAGCAGCACGCGGTATTAAGCAGGTTATTGCCAATCTGGACAAGCCGATTGAGGGAAGCATCGAGCGCACGTACATTCACAACATGCTTTATGACAAAGACAACAGCATCAAAGGCGATCTGCATGCGGTGGCCAAGGGGTCGACATCACTGATTGCCAAAGAGCAGCAGATGATCAGGCGCAATGAATTCCTTGCTCAAACAAATAATCCAACTGATCTTCAGATTATGGGTATTGAGGGTCGTGCAGCCCTACTGCGTGAGTCCGTGAAGTCGTTCGATATTCCAATCGATGATGTGGTTCCGGACCGTGACACGATCATCATGAAGGCGAAAACAGCTGCCATGGCACAGCTCAATGCCGGTCAGCCACAAGGCCCGGGAGCGCAGACATTGGATCAGGCCGGCAATCCAGTTGCTGGACAGGACGCGAGGGCGTTTGGGTAATGGCTGAACGAGAGCACCATATAATTACCCGCCTTACGGCAGTCACAATTGATGGCGTTGAAGAAGCGACAATTGATGATCTGACGGTAGGTAATTTTAGACTTAGTAACACCAGTTGGGATGATCTACGTTTTCCATCACAAGGCATTAATCCACCTGGGGCAGCTTCCGACCCTGATGTAGAGACAACAACTGGCCTCTGGCTGTTTGCAGCAGCAGCTACACAAATGCTTGCTGGTATTGCTCAGATGCCGCATTCATGGAAGGAAGGAACCACATTAAAACCCCATGTGCATTGGCAAAAAACAACCAGTGCTGGTGGTGATGTGCTTTGGCAATTTGATTATGAGGTTGTGAATAACGGCGCTGTTGCTGCAATGGATTACGGCAGTCAACTTCAGGCGACAACAGTAGCAACAGGGACACCAGACGGCGACACAGCTAACGAGGTGCTTATTACACCGCTTGGCGATATAACTATGACAGGAAAAACAGTTTCCAGCATTATCTTTTGGAAATTATCAAGAATAGGCAGTGACGCAGCAGATACCTATGGTGCTGATGCAAGAATGCTTGAATTTGACATCCACTATGAAGTCGATTCATTTGGATCAAACGACGAGTTCGTGAAGGGCTCATAATTTAATTCTGACGATTTTAGTCAGTCACAAAGCGGGAGCTTTAACATGGCAAGATATGAAGATTTTTCAGTAAGTAAGTTGCGTGTTGGTCAGATCATGGAGGGTCTGGAAGGGTTCGACAGCTATGAATCACTTGCTGCCGCAAAAACACTGACAAAAGAAGATAGTGGGAAAACATTTGGCCTTAACTTGGTCGGCGGCTTTACCGTAACTCTGCCGTTACATTCTGCTGTTCCGATTGGAACTAAATTCAGGTTCCGTGTTGAAACAGCGCCAACAACTGCATATATCATTTCAGCTGGGTCTGGTGATGAAGACACGATCGTTGGTGCTGTGAATACCTGTACAGCACATACGGCTGCATCTGACTTTGAAACAGCTGGTGCTGATGTCGTGAATTTCATTGCAAGCCAGGCTGTTGTTGGTGACTGGATAGAATTACAGACAAATGGCACTAACTGGTTCGTAGAGGGCAACTGCTCTGTTCCAGCTGGTATCACACTGACCGGTTAGTAATGCGCAAGGTTGACGAAAAAGTTTTAAAAGCACTTTGCAATCTCGAAGGCAATCCTGATTTTCGGGTTATCCAGGAATGGTTCCTGGAATCAGCTGCCGATCAAGATGAAAGACTGCGCTCTTCTGAATCCGCACCTATTATCTATCGAGCGCAAGGTGCTGTAAAAGAATTGCTGGAGTTCTGTGATCATGCAGCAACTCCGCGAGAAAAGGCCGGGAAACTGGCCATGAGTAAAGCCGGGATACGATCTATCCCGACTTAATAAACCTGCCGCACTCAAGCGGCAAAACTACAACGAATCCCGTTATATGACGGCTCTGAAACCAGAGAGGAATCCCCTATGGCTCCAATCTGGCGAATGAATCCCGTATGCACGGCTCGGAGGACCAAAGATGGGTTTACCTAAAGCAGTACAAGCAATCGGCGATGCAGCAGAAGCTCAGGCCGTAGAGCTTGGAATGAAAGGCGGAGACAAGCCGGCACCAGCAGCACAACCAGCTGCAACAGCCGAACCTGTTAAAACTGAACAACCAAGGATCGATCCGGAAAACTACAAGGAGCGATACAGCCGCTACAAAGCGACAACTGATGCGACAATAACTGAATTGAGACAGACTCTCGCCGATATACAGACGACTCTGACTGAATCTCAACGTCAAAATCAGGAGCTTATTCAAAAGCTCAATGCCGCGCCAACTGTAGTCGCTGATCCAGCTCCAGTAGCAACCGCCGATCCGCAAGGTGATGATGCCTATAAGGCATGGCTTGATAAATTACCGCAGAAGATCAAGGACGAGTACCAGGACGATTATCTGCGCGACCAATTCACCATACAGACAACAGCTGTTGGGCAGCAGGACAATAATAATGCTCCGTCTGACAATCTGAAAGAGCTCGAGCAAAAAGTTGGGCATCTTGAGTCTGTGGCCATGAAGACAGAAGCGCAGTTATACGATGAGGCGATGGACGAAGCCTTTCCTGATGATGAGTGGTTGACCATAACGAGAGGTGAAGATTGGGGCAATTTTTGCGCCAAGAAACTAAGCCCGGTTGATCAACGCAGCTACGGTGAGGTAGTCAAGCAAGGCGGTGATACACACACTGCCACAACAGTAATCTGGGTGCTGAATCAATTTAAACAGTACCTATCCGATCTCGGAGCAGCTGCCCCTGGCAATGCTGGCAACGAACTTGAGAATCAACTTACCCCGGAAGGTGGTGTTGGTGGAGATCCTGTGCAGGAAATTAATGCGCAGGCTGAAACCTTTACTATCACCCAGGTAAACGAGTTCTTCAAGGACAGGGCCACAACTAAGAAATACACAGCCGAACAAGCAGATGCTATCGAGGAAAGTATAAAGCGGGCTCAAGCCGCAGGTAAAATCATCCAAGGATAAAATCAGTCATGTTTGTGACAGCAAACCGGCAGCAGTCGGTTTTTTTATGCGTGGATAGTAAGTCTGCAATGAGCTCGTAAACCATGAGGTAATAATAATATGGCTTTACCAGTAGCAGGCGGACATCCGCAACTTTCGGGCATTACAATCCCGAATGCGATCTGGTCGGGAAAATTGTTGGTTAAGTCAAATTAGGGCTTAATTAAAATTTGATCTAAACAACTGGAAGGCGCAAGCTAACCAGATCCAAGTGCAAATAACTGAGGTACAGTCAAGCATGACAACACTTAGTGAAAAATATATAGCAGGGTTTCTTGATGCTGATGGGACGTTCGGAATTAGGTTTCTTAAAAAGAATACCGGTTTTTTTCCAACATTTTATTTGCAATTTTCACAAGAAACAAAGAAAGACAAAATACTTCATCTTTTGAACGACAGCATAAATGCAGGAAATGTTTACGTTGTTGGAAGTGATTCCAAGTCATATTCAAGGCTTGAAATTCCAACAAAACAAGCGCGTATGCTGTTATCAAGAATAAAAAAGTACCTGGTAATAAAACGCCAGTATGCGGATTTTTGCCTTGATTACTTTCAAGACTTGAAGGGGCCATATTCTCTTGATGAAACAAAATATCATGAGAAATTGCTTAGAAAGAATCGTAAAACATTGGTTACATTGATGCAGAACCATCCTACTCGTAAATGGGTTGCTGGTTATTTTGATGGTGATGGATGTGTTGCGTATTCATATCGAAAGCATACAGGATGCACATATATTTCAGCTAGAATAACGGCTGAACCAGCCTATAGAATAGGGCTGGATTTACTGCAAAAAGCGTTTGGCGGAAAAGTGTATATGGAAAAACACAAAGAAGGTAATTATCCGGTATGGGTATTGCCACTTCCGCCATCAAAAGCAAAGCAGTTTTTTAACTATTTTGCAAAGCATTCTGTAATAAAACATGACCAACTATATTTTGTCCTTGCTTGCGCAGAAGGTGGGAATTTCCGTGACGGAAAAGCCATCAAAGATGTGATAGCGCAGCTCAAAGCACAGGAGCAGAGACTGAATGATCAAAATACTGATATATCAAAATTGGTTGAAAACATTTCGTTTGATATTAAATTAAAACGAGATAGACCAGTAGAATACGCAGTATAAGCGACAGTCCGGCCTTATAAAATAAGGTAGTCTATGAAGCAACAGTTTTATCGGCAATCGCAAACACTGAGTACGAAGGCGAAATCGCGTCACAGGGCGACAAGGTTATCATTCGTACAACCCCGACAATCACTATCCGTGATTACAGCAAGGGTGGTACGCTGCAGACCGAACGTCCGACACCAGAAACCGTCGAACTCACAATCGATAAGGGCAAATATTGGCAGTTGGTTGCCGATGACGTTGATAAGTTCCAGTCGGACTACAACTACATCGATGACTGGACTCGTGATGCGTCCGAACAGCTCAAGATTACTATCGACACGCAAGTGCTCGGTACAATCTACGCTGATGCGCATGCCAGTAACGTAGGTACAACTGCCGGAGCAATTTCCAGTGGTTATAACCTGGGTAGTTCCGGTACACCTTTCACCCTGGACAAGACCAATGTTCTCGATTACATCGTGAACCTGGGCTCTGTTCTGGATGAGCAGAATGTACCTGAGTCTGATCGGTGGCTTGTCTTGCCAGTATGGGCATGTGGCTTTATCAAGCAATCTGACCTGAAAGACGCAAGTCTAGCGGGTGATCAGACCTCGATAATGCGCAATGGCCGTCTTGGCATGATTGATCGTTTCATGATCTATCGCTCTAACTTGCTCACTGTAAACAGTGGAAGCATCACAAACATCATCGCTGGACACAAGTCAGGTTTGACTTTTGCCTCGCAGATGCTGAACAGTGAAACGCTTCGCGCCGAATCGACATTCGGTACGCTGGTTCGCGGTTTGCAGGTCTATGGCTATAAAGTCATCAAACCTGAAGCGATTGCGCACGGTGTTGTCACCAAGTAATCCTGATCGTTAAAGGGCAGGGATTGCCCTTTTATGTCACAAAACTTTAATTAAGAGGTAATAAAAACATGGCTGATTCAACAACCATAGATTTTACTGCTCAACAGGGTAATCAGGGCTTGGCCGCAATGAATACACTTGTGAAGTATGAGCAGTATATCGACGCAACTGCCGCAACCGGGGTTAACCTTGGCGCTGCATCATTTGCGCTATTCGATGTGCCTGAAGGTCACATGCACGTTAGTACCGTGGTCGAAGTATTGACTGCTGAAGGTGGTACATGTACTGCTGATATTGGTATTACCGGCGGTGATGTTGACTGTCTTATCGATGGCGTTGACCTTAATGGCACTGCCGGAACACTAACCTGGTCCGGTTCTGCCAGCACAGCAGAGGTTCACTCTGTTGGTGGTGCAACTGCAGGCTATACCACTCCTGATGGTGGCGTTACATTCAGTATTCTGATGAATAATGCTGCTGATGCTGCGAAATTCCGCGTCACATCTGTATTTATGGATATGCGTGGAACAAGCGCCTTCATGGGTGATACCGCCTAATTAGTTCCTAAATAGGCACTAAGTAGTAACCAAAAACGGCCCTGGGATATTCCTTGGGCCGTTTTTCATTAACCCGGAGGAAATATGATCGAAAACAAAACAACGCACCTGAAGTGCATTAGCAATGGTCGCGTGTTCCTGTATACGGAAATACTTGCCGCTCGTGATGACATGGTGGCATGTACAGCCCAGGGCGAGATTGAAACGGGACATATCTCTGATGCAAGCGATATGGGTGGTCCTGAAAGACGCAAAACACCCTACCTTGGCAACACAAAGAACGGCGTGCTGTATCCCTGGACCGACATTCTCGCTGAACGTGATGACATGATTTCAATTGACTCACCAGAGCAATGGGATCAGATGAAAATAACCGGTGAGGCTCCTGAACAAGCTCCAAACACGATTGCGCCAACACTGAAACGTAGCAGTGATGATGTTCCACATGAAACAATCAAAACTGACACCAACCAGGCGCCAACTGGTATTCAGATACCAAATATCGAAAACATGGGCGCTCGTGAGGCTAAAACAGTATTGTCCGAATGGGCTGAAAAGCATTTTGGCCAGAAGCTTAATCGCAAACCTACTTTGTCAGCCGTATTGGCTGAATGCCAGCTATTGATAAATCATAAGCAAACAGCTGCAGGCTAATCGACCATGGGTACACTTCTTGCTAGTGCATTAATCAGTCAAGCGTCTGAAATCATACAGGACGAAAGCAACGTCCAGATGACAACAGCAAACGCTTTGGGGTGGCTGAATGATGCACAGCGAGCAATCGTGATTGTAAAGCCGGATGCCTCAACCGTTATTCGCTCGATTACCCTGGTACCCGGGACAAAACAAAGTATAGCCGGCCTTAAATTAATGAGCGTTGTTCGTAACATGGGCGCAAGCGGATCGACGCCAGGTCGTGCAATAAGGCTTGTTGAGCGTGGAATCAAGGATGAATTTGAGCCTGACTGGCACTCAGCGGTTGCATCAAGCGTGGTTAAAGAATACGTCTTTGATGACAGGTTGGATACGGATTTCTATGTATCGCCCCCAGTCATTGCAACGGCAACGGTCCAGATCGAAGTATCTGAATCTATAAATCCAGCTGATATTGCAACAATAAATGACGCGATAACGATTGATGATATCTATTCTCCTGCACTCATCGAATGGATTGTTTACCGCTATATCGCAAGGGATGCTGAAGAAACACCAAGCCTTCAGCGGACAGCTGTTCATTTTCAAAGCTTCTTTGGATTGCTTGGAGCTAAGGTTCAAACAGATATGGCAATCAATCCAAAGCTTCGAGAGCATTTGTCGTGAGTGAATAACCATGGCTAATCCAGTATTAACGAATCCGCAAGCTAACTTTACAACTCTGACGACAACAATACCATCATGCCATACAGATTCTATTGGTGGTGTGATTTACATGGTTTTAATTACGGACCTGACTGCAAATGCAATCCCTAGCGATGATCAAATAAAGGCTGGTCAAAATGGTTATGGTGATGCGGTTCAAAACGAAAACATAGCCGTTTCCCTTGGTGGTACGCAGACTTTCACGCAATTAACTGGTTTAAGTAGTCGTACTGACTACGCATTGTATTTTGTTCATGAGGATGCAATCGGCAATACATCAGAAATTCTGTTCATAGCATTCAACACGCTGAGTTATGTTGCTGATATTGAAGAAACATTCCCAGACAACGAGGGCGGTATCAGTAGCACGGCGCATTCTCTTTGGACATGGGATGATGAACATGTCGATCATATTGGATGGGATGCAGAAACAATAATCGGATCAACATTTGAAATCGGTGATGATAGTGCCCCACATGTTCCAGATGACCCCGGTGGCATTAACCCAACTTAATAAAGGTTTATTTTAATGGCTGTAAAATCAATAAAAGACCAAGAAGATCTAGTCCACGTTGTCCAGTTAACTGATTTATTTCCTTTGGTTGACAAAGATGGCAAAAACCCAAAAGGTGTTACTGCTGCACAAATCACTAGAGCCACAATCCCCGATGTCGAAATTAATAAACCTGTTTGGCTAAATATACCTTTACAGAATTGGGTAACAGGTCAGACAGTAAGTTTATCGTTATCTGATTACGTTGTTAGCCCTGATGATTCACCAATAACTTATACCTATATCTCAGGCTCCCTCCCTACTTCTAACGGCGCAGAAATGCGAGCTGATTCTGCTGGTGATATAGATGGAACTGTTGATGCAGGCCAGGGCGGGACGTATGAAATCATTTATAACGCTACAAATGCCTCTGGTTCAGTCTCTCAAGTTCTACCGGCGATTGTTGTTGGTTTAGAGATAACCGCCCCCGTATGGTCAACGACCAACCCTGTTCAAGACTTCACCCAAGAAGCGGGTGAGCAGTTCTATCTCGACCTGAACGACCATATTGACAGTGATGGCGATCCCAACGGAGTCTCTGCATTATCGTTTACTTATACACACTCTGTCGCCGCCCCTCCTACGTTAGATTTCAATATCTCAGGAATTGTAAGCGGAATCACCACCACGGAAGCAACGGTTAATACAATAACGGTGACGTGCTGGAATGCCTCTGGGTTATCTTCAACAGAAACCTTTGATATCACCGTTAGTGCCATAGGTGGTGGATCAGAAACGCCTCTAATGGCGAGTTTTGAGTCTGGTTATCTTGCCTGCGTGGCTGCTGTTAAACCGGTCTGGAAGCTTCCTGTTGATTTCAACGTAACAATAGGCGAAGTTGTCGCTATTGACATGGTGACGAATTATATCGCTGATACTGGCGGAACGGCGATTGCAGCAATGGCGCTGGATGGTGGATCAGCCGCACTCCCAACAGGTTTAGACACAACAACTACACTGGGATGGATAAAGGGTACGGTTGGAGGTTCTGCCGATACTTTCCCTGTAGAACTTACTGCAACGAACTCAACCTTACAATCTGACGCCTCTGGGTCATTTAATTTCATTGTAACCGACGCTGCTACTGTTATCCCCACGATAAACTCAATTGATGCTGTAATTGATTCAAATAAGGTTTATGTGAACTTTTCAGAAGCTTGTGATACCTCAACCAATTACTTATCTGGTATTACGATTACAGTAAATGGTGTTACTAGAGATATATCAGGAGGTCCAATTGGTAATGTAGGAACAAGTCGATGGTATTACACGTTGGGTGGTCTTGCGCTAACTCAAAGTAATATAATCAATGTTGTTTACTCTGATTCTGAGGGTGGTTTTAACTCTGTTGCCACAGGTCAACAGGTTGCAGATGCAGACATTAGTTATACTGTTCCAGTCCCTCCGATCCAGGGTGTTATAGCTTTTGCTGATTTTGAAGACGGGACTTTTACATTTAAAACAGGTAATGCTACATGGAAACAAAATCTTACCAATGTTGAGGTATCAAATGAAAATCCAAGAACTGGAAATTATAGCCTTAGATGCGCTTATCCAGTTGAAAATGCCAATGGCTATTCCTATGGTGTCGAGGTTGATTTCTTCTTAGCTGATTTCTACCCAGATTTATGGTGTAAGTATGATCTTTTTATACCAGCTAATTATGTGCATGACCCAAATACGCAAGGAAATGGAGATAACAATAAGTTTTACAATGTATGGGCTGGTACTTATGATAGCGCAGACAGGGAGGGGCCATCTCTTTTAGTTCAAACTAATCCAACGTCTGACCTTGTGAGCCTGGGTGTATTAACTTCATTTTCACAAACAGCTAATAAAGAATGGTCGTGTACAACCTGCGGTGCTGGAAAGATGAGTAACTGTATTACCCAGAACGATATAGGCCATTGGATGACACTTGTTATTCACTCAAAATATGCAACTGAGGCTCAATATCTTGCGCAGTTAGCGTTAGATGGAACTTACGAGTATGACGAAGGCGATGGCGTGTTTCAGATATGGAAAACAGACTGGGAAGGCAATACAAGTAGTCGATTAAATGTCCAAACTGGTGGCTGGTACGGAACGCGGGTTGATCGTGTAACACCAGCAAGAGGGTTTGATAAAGGGCGTTTTCTTGGTTGGTGTAATGCAGGCTTCGCGGAAGAAACTGTCTTCTACATTGATAATGTTACTTTCTCAACAGAACCCCTAATTTAGGATAAATCATGGCATTATTAGCAGGCAATATTCAGTTATCACTTGAATGGTCTGATTCAAGCAACCTTAGTCAGTACATTTCTGATTCAAATTCTTTCGCAGCAAACTCAGAGCAATATATATGTATCAGAGGCGCTGACCTTGGTGGTCTTGGTGGTTCAGCTAATGCTTTAGGTGTACCAACTACTCTTGGCGTGGTATGGACAAAGATTGACCATACCTCCAGGGATACAGGCGTTGTTGCGCTATACAAGGCAACGATGATTTCTGAAGTTACGGGTGTTACAACAATTGATTATCCAGCGGTTCAGCAAAATTGTGCAATATGTATTGTGCAGGTAACTAACGCTGAAATCACGATAGAGCAAAGTAAAACAGGCTCATGGTCTGGTGGTTCTGGTTCGGTAACGATAGATGATATAGCTTATTCAGTAGGTAATTTAGCATTAAACTTTGTTGCATCCTGTGATTATGCTTCAAAAGATTACACGGCAGGCACAAATGAAACAGCACTAACAGGAACATCGAACAAAAATATCTTTGTTCAATACAATTTTACAGAGGACACTCTTGATGTAGGTACGCCTATTGGTGGTGATTATGGCTCAATTGGTATAGAAGTTGCTGAAATAGGCGTAGTACCTGACGAAGACACAGTAACGATGTGTACGCTCGCGCTGATAGATAAAACAACAGAGGTTGCTGCTACCGCGCTTGTCGAGGGTGAGAAGTATGAAATTGTAACTCAAGGAACCTCTGATTTCATGACTTGTGGTGCTGCTAATAATGATCCAGGTACGGTATTTACCGCCGACTCTAATGCACCTATTACTGGTACAGGTACGACATTACACATTATTCCATGTATCTGTGAATCAGCCCTTGGTTTTGAAATAGGCATGACTGCCGAACTATGGCCCGGTAATGTAGAAAATGATGCAGTACCAGCAACGCTTATCCAGGCTATCGACACAGCTCCCACAGCGACTCCGAGATTTAACGTAACCTTTTCCGCCGCAGTGGCAAGTGGTGTTGATACCTTACATATAACTTATGTTGCAGGTGGTGCTACCGGAGGCGATATCAAATCAGTAACGGGTGGTATCGCTCTTGCCAGTGCTACATTTGACGCAACAACAGCGATGTCCTGCTAATGGCAACTCTTGAATCAATTTTACCGCTAATTCAGCCTCACATACCTGGCTGTCCGGAAAGCATTGCGCTTGATGCTATTCGTAATGCTTGCATTCGCTTCTGTAAGGATACGCGATTAATTCGAGAAACACTGCCAGCTGATGACATTATCAGCACTGTTGATGATTATACAATGACAGCATCATTGAATAATGACATCGTTGGTATCGTTCATTTTCTTTATGATGAGCGCGAGCTACCAGGACATACAGAAGAAGAGCTCGACATTATCGACAATGGCTGGAGAACGGCTGATCCAGGTGAAGCCACTGCTTATATGTCGATCAGTCCTAATCGTTTTAAACTAAATCGAGTACCAGATGAAACAATTGTCGGTGGCTTAATTGTAAGAATTGCAACCAGGCCGACTGATACCGCAACCGAAGTAAACGATATCCTGTTCAATGATTGGCGTGAAACAATCAAATATGGCGCTTTATCAGAACTTCTTGAAATACCGGAAAAGCTATGGTCAGACATGAAACAATCAATCTGGTATGGCAAGCGCTTTAATTTCGGCATTCAAAGCGGTAAAGCGCAATCCGTTAAGGGTAACTTAAAAAAATCAACCGGCGCAGTGATGCGCTCTTGGACATGAGGTAATAAATTATGCAAGATCCGTCTGATGTAGGCGCTCCATTTGAAAGAGATGCGGATAATAAACTTTCTCAAAGGGTTATCCCGAAAATTGATGGCTCTGCGGCGCAATCACATAACAGATACTTATCTATTGTTGGTAATGTTCTGGAAACTGATGTTGCAACAGCAACATGGACAGAGGCAGAAAAAGTGACTTCTTTCAGGGTAAAAGCAACAGCAGTTACATCAAGTAATCTTGTCCGCTTTGTGCTGGATGCCTCGCCGGTTGATGATGCAACAGACACCACACAGGCAGAGGCATGGTTAGCGCCCATTACGGCAGCGGTCACAATGGCAACAGATGTAGAATACTTCGAGGTTAGAGCTGGTGCAGGACTGACTGGGGAAGTTGATCCAGTTGGTGTTGATGAATGGTCAGAATGGTATGACCTTGGCGGAATACTTCGCAGGCTAGATGCTATAGCTGTTGATGTTGACGAAGCCGTAACATTATTTATTGAGGTGGCATAATGACCTTTAGAACACACAAAATGATACTCAATGCTAATGAAACAGATACCGGAAATCCGGCAACAGCCACAATATCCGCCTCTGCACCTGCATGTAAGCACTACTTCCCATGTACTGAAACAGCCGCGCCAATCACGGATATCGCAGCAGCCGGAGGTAATCTAAATACAGGACTTACCGTAGCCGATCAGGGTGATGGTTCCCTTGCTTTTGTAACGGGTGTTACTGGTGGTGGTTATAGTGCGACTATCGCAGAGCCGGGAAGCAATGATTTTATAGTTGGCTGTGTATTCACTGTATTGCATGCGAACAATAAAATGTACGTTCAGTTTGGCGCTGCTGCAGCAGGCTATTATAGAGTCCATCAAGATGCTGGCACAATTGCGGCAACTATGGATGATGGTTCTACCGCACTAGCCGCCAGCAGTACGAAGGTTTTCGTTATAGGCGAAACGCATTGCATGGCGGCTGTCAGAGATGGTCTTAACTTAAGGCTTATACTAGATGGTGTAGAGCTTGAGTCAATAGCAATCAGTGCAGCTTTTGCTGCATCCTTTGCTGCAAACGCAATTGCAGACGAGTTATGGCTCGGGGCAATAATTGCAGGTAGCGGACAAGCTTGTTGGGGATTCTTTGATTACATTTTCGAAGATGGATTGCCTAATAATTATATACAGCTATTAGCTGATATAAAAACAAATCTTGCAGCCAATAACAAGATATTACCCGCTGGTCTTATCTCGCTTGAATAATGCGCAAAAGGAAACAAAGAAGCGTTTCACGGACGCGCCAACAACTCTGGGATGCAAGAGTTCAAAATACTGGCGTTAATGTAAACCCGAAGAATGTACTGCTTATTTGTGATTCAGATAATGCCTATTCTTCAGATTTAGCTGATTATTACATTAATGCGCGTGGTTTAAAGGCTACAAACAAGCTCACTTATTCTCTGGGTGACAGTGGTAGTACATGCGCCGGTACTGATGGCATTGACATGGCAACATTCTATACCAATGTCATGACGCCGGTATGGGCGCATATTCAGGCGAATAATATTGAGGCAGTTATTTGTAGTTTTACGCCTTACTATGTCAAGGCGTTACCGGCTGATGCTGATGCTTTTGAACGCACTATTGCAACATCAGGAACACTGGCCGCGTCTGGATGGTATGTCGGCGATCAAGGGGTTGCGCCTAAAACTGGAGCCCCTGGCACAATTCGATCAATAACACCGTGCTGTGCTATTACATCAAGAAACACATCCGGGCTTGCAACACTTGGTCATATCTTTGCTAAAGAAGTTTGGAATAATGGAACGCTTTATGATCATACACAAGTAACTGCCGTATATGGCGTGCGGGCTAATAAAATGATTCTTAATTTCGGCGCACTCGGTAATCCGAGAAACAGGGATGCTGCCGGATACGCCGAAGCCAAGCGCATGATAGATGATGCGCTCTCAAATAACGGCGGCACTACTCATATCGGAATGCACGATAGGGTTATTGATAACAGTAGCATGGGAATCAGTTTAACCGGATATCAGGGTGAGAGGTCACGGCAGTATTGTGAGCATTGGGGCGTTGATATGCAACACCACAAAAATACCTATAACGCAAATTGGCCGGAACAGCCACCAACGGAGGATTATAGCTACACTGATATGATGGCTGGGACGCTCGATCTTTCCTTATTTGGATTCTGCGGCAGCTCGCCAGCAAATACATCATACGCTGATTTAATGTCAGGCATGGCACAGAGTTTTACATTCAAGAAGGGCGCGTGGGGTTACAATGCTACCAGCAATGGACAGAACCTAATGCGCATGATATTAGATAGTGGCGGCTGTGCAGCAGTTGGTGCCCTTGCAGAGCCGGGCGCTGGGACTGTTCCGCATCAGGATGCATTTATGAAACGGCTGTTACTTGGAGATTCAATGATGATGGCTGCGCACTTAGGAAGAACTACTGGAGCATGGGTAATGGATTGCTGGGGCGATCCGATGTATACACCATTTTAATAATAGTGACATATCTTTACACTAACCTAGACTAATTCTGAAAGGATAGGGAAACGAGGAAATCATGTGGCAAATAATGAAGAAGCCGATCTATTTAGAATCACCAAACTAGCCATATTTAAAACAACCTAACGAGAATTAAATGGCCGAACTATTTACAAATTTAGCCCGTTCCACCCTGGCATCAGGCATTGCAGCTGGCGGATTATCGCTAACGGTGCAGGCAACTGACGGAAACGCTTTATTTCCAAGTCCGGGGGGTGGTGATTTCTTTCGCTGCCTGCTGTATAAAAAAGCGACCGGCGAAGTCGAAATAATTACATGCACATCAAGATCGGCTGATGTATTAACGATTGCTCGTGCTCAGGAAGAGATCGGAAATATCACACCTGCTGTTGCTTATGCCTTTGATGCTGGTGACATTGTTGAGCTCAGGCCAAGCGCGGCTTTCTATACGGCTCTAGCAGCCGGGGCAACAAGCACAAACATACAGCAGGGCACATTCCTGTACGGTGTTGATACAGGTGCTGCAGACGTGTACACAGTTGCGATGACGCCTACTGCGCTTGTTGTTCCTATAGCTGGCCAGGAAGTAAGGGTAAAAATAGGCGCCGGTAATACAAATACTGGTATTGCTGCAACACTACAGCTTGATGCTGTTGCTGCAAAAAACATAAAAATGGAAGATGGCAGCAATCCGCCTGCAGGAACCATAAAAGCCGGTTATGTGCATACCTTTATCTATGATGGAACTAATTTTAAATTTAATTCTGTTGGTCTTGCTTTAACATCAAGTGGATTTAATGCTTTAGGTGAGCAGATCAAAAATGTTGCTCCCGGTACTGCTGCTACAGATGCGGCCACTGTTGGTGGGGTTGAGATTCATACGAACAAAACATACACCGCTCCAATAATAAACACACCGACGATAAATAACCCTGTTCTTGCTGGCGGAACAATAAACGGCCTGACGACAATAGGATTCAAGCCTTTAGCTACACCGGTGAATCTATTTACCTCTACTGCTAACAATGTAGATACATTGGCCGATATGTCTGCATTATTTGCAGAGGCCGCTACTGCGGGCGCAACAGCCGCAGTGATACAAGCCAGAATAGTACACTCTAACAGTTCAGCATCTGTTGTCGATGCGTTCTTATATGTACATTCATCTGCACCAGGAACAACTGCTATTTATCGGAAGTTATCAATGAGGGAAGAGGGTACGCCAGCAATAACGATGTACGTTAGCGGTGAATTCCTGGTTCCGCTGGATGGTAATTCTGATTTTTACTGGCGAACAAATGTAACTTATGATGGAGTAAATCTCCCATCTACTAACATGGTTATAGTTGGGTATTACGTTTAATAGTTTATGATGCAATGACCATTCTGCACATTCCAATATTCAACGGCATAGCCCCTCGAATAGCGCCGCGTAAACTATCGCAATCGCAATCGCAGATAGCAAGGAATTGTGATTTATTCAGCCAGGAGCTTGAGCCTGTACGGGATGAAATCGAGGTAAATACGCCGACGAAAATCGGTACAAAGCAATCTATTTACCTGCTTGGCAGTACCTGGCTGAGCTGGCTGACCGATGTTGATGTGGCCAGATCTCCATTGTATCTGGAAAATGAGCTTCGTATTCACTATACCGGGGATCTGAATCCAAAATCAACGGATGATACCCTGGCCGTTACGGGCGGTACCGATTACCCAGAAGATTTCTACCGGCTTGGCATGCCGCAGCCTGATGTGGCGCCGACTGTTGGTCATACGGGTGGTGCTGGCAATGATGTTGAGCGTAGCTATGTGTACACGTTTGTATCCGCGTGGGGCGAAGAGGGTCCACCATCGCCTGCTGGAACGCATGTAGGCAAGGCAGATGCAACACAGTGGGATATCACAACTATCGATGCCACACCGCCAAACCAGTGGACGCATGCAGCCGATATATCAACCATTACATTCTCTGGCACCACGGTCACGGTGACGCTTCAGGCCGGTAGTAATCACTTTCTTGAAACAACTGAATATATTGTTATCTCCGGCACAACGACCGGCACAGGAAGTCTGTATACGGATATTATCGGCACATGGCAGG